CGGTGATAGCACCCTGACGTATAGCATCGTCAATCTCCTTGGCATGACCTTGTTTCTCATCCTCAGTCATACCCTGCGCACCCTCCCAGTCATGCTCATCAAACGGCTGTTGGTCAGACTGTTGAGACGAAGGGGAAGGCTGTCCGCCACCATCTCCTGACTCGTTACCCTGTGAGTCACCAGATTCGGGATCCGAACTGGCGTTGTAAATGTCGGCAAACACACGCGCACTGTCCCACCCACGATATTTGGAGTCGATACACATACCGTCAATACCCTCAATGAACCCATCTTCATTGTCATCAACGAGTTGCTGATTGATTACATAGTCACACGCTTTGTTGGCTGACATTGCACACTTTTTGTACAGGTGTTGCCACGTAGTAAGGTGTTTGTACATCTTGTGATAACACTCATGCAACACAACAAAACGTAACTGCTTGTCGTTGATATCCTCAATGAACGCACGACCATACCACTCATCACGACCATTGGTGCACGCTGTTGGTATGTCATCACGTACACCACGATCACCGACCATCAACACACCAGACAATGCAAGGTAGCGCGGGTGTCCCATGATAGCTACCACTGCTTTGTTGAGTCGTTGCTCGGCTGTAAGGTTAGTTGCTACTGCTAACATGATTTACTCCTTGTCCCCTGCGAACATGTAGTTGTTGTCCATAGCCCACTTGGTGAACTGCTTGTTCTGCATAACGAGTGACCGCTTACTGTATGATGACGGCTTAACACCCATAGCAAACATGCCCTGAGCCTCAGAACTCAATCGTTTCATGTAGGTCAACCACGCGTCAACCCAATCACGCTCAAGGGTAGATAATGCGCGATAAACAACCATACACACTGCACTGGCACTGTCAGGTACTAACGCGTTACTAGGGTCAGTCTTGATAGACTCAAGGGTGGGTAGCTTGTCTGCTAACCGAACGAACGCCATCATATCTAGCGCGGCACGCTCACCGATAGTACCCATTAGCGCACCTGTAAGTGTGTCATCAGATAGATGCTCACGTTGATGTAGTATGTCAGATGCACACTCGAGCGAACGCGGAGTACAGAACGAATGGGCTTGTCGCTTGGGGTGATAGATGTATGGGTTGTCATCGGGGTTGTCAACCTCAGTGAACGACTGCATCACTTGCGGAAATTCTCTCACGAACCCCATCACTGATGGGTGCACGTTGTTGTTGATAGCGTAGTCACCTATCCACTCATCGGAACTAGGCTTACGCATACGTATTGTAATGATACGATTGCGTGCATGTGGTGGTAACAAATCACCCACACCCTCAGCACCTAGGTTGGTAGTACCAAACACAATACTACCCTCGGGCAGTTGTTGGTTGCCAATCATACGCTCGAGCATAACAACGAGTAACGCATTCTTAACTGATGGGTTGGCTTTACCTAACTCGTCAAGCATTAGGATAATAGGTTTGCCTAGGTGTATACCAAACTGCTCATTGGGTAGGAACGATACACACTTGTCCGCGCCATTGATGTTGGGTAGAAACAAGTCACCAAGGTCTTTGGTAGTGCCGTCAAAGTAACAGGCTATATGGTCGGGTAACTTCTTCTTGAGTATCTTGAGTAACGTAGACTTACCGATACCCATGTCACCCTCGATCACTACAGTACGTTTACCACCTACACTCATTAGTAGGTCTACGATTTCATCAATACTACTTGCATATAAGTTGTTCATAATTATTTCCTCGATTGTGTTCTACATTTGTGGTTAAAAACACTTTTTGGTAAATGTTTGGTGCGCTTGCGTAGTAACACTCGCACACCCTTGTCATTGACGCGGAACAACGTGTTACCACGCCACCGCTCCATGTTCGATACACTTGCTTCCATGTTACATATCCAATGATGGTAGCGACTTGAGAATATCTTCCACCTTGTCACTTGTTTCGGCACGCAAGAACGAGTCATCACGTAAACCCTCGGGCGTAATGCCACGCAACGCACCCTCGACACGCATGCGCATCGCTTCCATCTGGCTGTCACCTGTCACATTACACGTGCGTAGTAGGTCACACACATCTAGTACATTGGTAACTAGGCTGTTGCGGAACGTATTCTTCTCACCCTCACACGCATCGGTCAGGCGCACTGTCATAGTAGACAACGCAGTGTGTAGCTGTTGCCATATATCATTCATCACACCATTCAACTTAGCGTCTTGTTGTTGGGCAAAACTTGCTTCGAGTATGGCGCGTGCCTCGTTGGGTATATCGAGTCGGCAATCCCCCGAGTCAGGTAACTGCTTGTACTCTACGCGCATATAGAACTTGTCACGTAACGCGTCAGCAGATGGGAACTTTGTCGCATCGTACAAGTCACCCAGTACCGCCTCTGCATGTGTCTGTGTAAACGCATACTCATTCTCGAGAAAGTCATCGCGCCCAGTCTCGAACTCGGCTATCGTCTCGGTGTATAACTCATGCGCAGTTATATAGTTTGGTGTGGTGAGTAAACGCCAACCACCATCGTCCCAAGGTTGGGAGTATCTGTAGGTAATGTGATTACGTGCAAAGCCGTTAAGGGTACGCAAACGTGCAAGGGTCTTGTTACCCTCGAGCATATTCTTGTTAACTTTGATTGCTTCGGCATCGGCATTCTTACTATGTGCTAACTCACGACTGGCTTGCTTGTCTTGCACTTTGAATGATGGAATGCCACAACTGTAACGCACTAGTAGCGCACTAGATGCTAGGCTTGGTACTTCGATATTATTTGTCATTTTGTTTCTCCGATTGTTTACTGCGAGTCGCAGTAGATTGTTGTAATGCGTACTCTTTATTGAGTCGCTTGCGTTCTTGCCAGTAGCTGTCATGTACTGGCTGTTGCTCTTTGGTATACTCACGCACTAAGTCGTGCCACTCTTTATATAGATGGCTCATCGCTGAACTCCTTACCATATATGGTGAACAGATACTCTACCAACGCATCACTTGGCACGTACAGTAAGAACTTATATAGTGTGGCTGTGTCCAAGTAATGATTAGCCCTAGATGCCTCAGCCTCAAAATGCGTCAGCACGTCATGCACTAATGATGAATGATTTGTATTAGTCATAATTCCAACCCTCTTTTTTGTATTTGGGTTCGGGTTCATCTACCGCACGTGAAGTTTCTTGTTGCTCAAACATATCATCGAACATCTGATCTACACTGCAACCTGCTAGTCGCTGTCCGTTGGTTTCATCTGCAACACCTGCGTGTTCCATTAGCATGTAGTACAGACTGCTTTTGTTGTCGAAGTCTAACTTTTTGTTTTTCATAATTGATACTCCGTAAATTGAATTACTGCGAGTCGCAGTAAACGTACCTGCAACACACAACCTGTAAACGAGTTATCACCCGATTACCTGACTATTATGACACAAGTGAGTGTTAATGTCAAGTTATGTGGGTTCGTTATGGTGAGTGTGTGATTGTGTAGGTTGGTGATAATGTTACTTTTTGAATGTTACGGAATGGCTGTAATGTTACCACAATGTTACTTTCTGTTTTCGGCTGTGTCTCAGGAGTGGCGCGGAATGTTACTTTGTTACCAAATTTTGCGTTTTTGTAAGGTGATATTTATTTTTGTGTTTTGATGTTGAGATGAACTCTGCGAGAGTGCCCTCGAATAAAACCTTTCAGCTATTCTAAGTAAAAAGTAACATTATAAATAAATAGATAGATAGATAGAAAAGGTTATGCAATCCCATACGTCTGCTATATTACTGCGACTCGCAGTAGAATGAAATACCACACTATCGCACACAATAATACTTTGTTACTTTTTGGCTAAATATTTGGTAACAAATGGGTAACATTACAAAAAAAAGGTAACATTGCAAAAGTAACAAAGCGCAACGCGCATCAACTTACTGGTATCTCATAGGAACGTGTAACACTGCAAATGATTTTACTGCGAGTCGCAGTAGAAGCGCCACGCGGCACAATGTACTGGTATCATTTTCTCGAGACGAAAAAAAGCCCACCGAAGTGGGCTAGGTTGGTGAGTTATTTTAGGTTAGTTAAGAATTCAGCTAATAGATCTAATTGTGCTTCGGGGTTATAGTTTGGATACTCGTCATTCTCAATTAGCTTCTTGATTGAATCCACCATAGCGCGCTGTTTATCGGCGCTCGTTTTAGGTGTCTGCGGTTCCGGCTTACTGCGAGTCGTAGTAGATTCATCTTTGATCTTAGCCGATCTGCCTACAACACCCTCAAACTCAGGGTCAAGCCATTGGTTAAGTTTGGTCATTCTACTGGATACCTCGTTCTTAGCTTTATCAAGCGCTTTCTCTGCGGTAACCTGTTTACCTTTCCAAGATACCATTTTCTTTTTACTTGCACTATCTAGCGCGATATAGGCTTTATGGTCAGCGGTTACCATACTGGCAAAATCGCCCGCCCATTCCCCGCCAAAATTAGCGCATAGGTTAGCTTTCAATTCGTTGAACGCCTCCTTGGATAGCAACCCCTTTCCTTTCTTACCATTAGGTGAGAGGTATACGAGGTGAGCATCCTTGCCTATATCTTTAATAGCGGCTCCCGCCATTGTCTTCAATGTGCCATCATGGCTGTTTGTCTCTGATACCCAGTTAGTCGCGTGCTTTACTGCTTTTGAAAGTTTAGTTTGATTTGTCATAATATGTATTTCCTATTAAATTAAAGTTTAGTTTATACCAAGATTGTTTTGCGTCTTGATGGTTCACACTATAACAGGTTAGCGTGTATGATCAAGGGATAGCGTGGGATTTTATGGGTTTACTGCGAGTCGCAGTAGATCGCCCCCCACCCCCCGTTTTTACTATTTAGGATTCCTATCATCTATATATTACCAATACGCTCAAATAAATCGTATTTTTCTGAAACCCCCCCACCTTGTTTAAAAAAAGGCTAGTCAAAAAAAATTTTGTGTGTTACTTTTGCGTTTCATTCAACTATGAGTAGGTTACGTATGGGTCAGGCTTTAGTAGAAGGTAATGCGAGTCACATAGGTAGGGTAGGAGAGTTCTTCGCTATATATAAGTTAGAGAAGTATGGTATTGAGTGCCACCATGTAGACCGTTCCGGCATAGACTTGTGGTGCCAGTCGTTAGACAATTCGTTATTCACGTTGCAGGTCAAGTCTGCAAATCTCTGTCATTTCAATAAAAACAACGAACGTAGAGGCATATCTGGGTATAGTTTTAACCTAAGATCAGAGCACACTGCAGATTTTTATATGTTTATAGCTTTGGATATGGAGAGATTACTTATAATGCCAACGGCAGAGTTAGAGGGTAAGAATCAATTACGCTTGTTACCCCCTGACTTTACACAAGAAGACGAGTTGGATGGTGTTAGTATGCTGCGTTCCTTTAAAAGGGAAGATCATCTTCAAAAAAGATGCAAACAAGTCCAATAGATACAACGACACACGCGGATGATAGAAACATTAGTTCGGGCAAGAGAGTACTCCAGTAAGTAGTAAGTTAGGGAAGGCGGCATTATATACATACTGGAGTATATATTCTAATGCATATTGGTTATATTTTGCATGATTTTTGGTAATGACCTTGCACTCTTTATTACTTTTTGGTATATATACACCTACGGTTAATAACCTGCGAACATAATATGACGATAAAGCTCGAGCCAGAGAATGGTGTACCAGTGTATGACGACGATCCTGCGGTGGATTTGTCCGTGCGTGCGCGTGCTGCTACCATAACGGCAAAGCAGTTAGAGCAAGAGGGTTTAGATTTGACTCCTACGGCTGAAGATGAGGCTATGGCGAGCATGTTATCTATCTCTTACGCTAAAGATCCTGAAGAAACTTCCAAAAAAGCTACTAAAGCGCGTGTTGCGGAGCTAACTCCTGCCTCTTTGGTACTCACAAGCAGTATTTTGAGTGAATTTGGTCGTTCTGTGGTTGAATCTGCTACGTCTGTACGACATTTAATCACGAATAAGCTGATATTAGAGACAGAAAACCCTGATGCTAAGGTAAGGTTACGTGCGTTGGAGTTATTGGGTAAGATTTCTGATGTAGGATTGTTCGCAGAGAAGTCAGAAGTGACGGTTACACACCAATCAACAGACGATTTGAAGCAAAACTTACGTAAAAAGCTCGAAAAACTAGTAAATCCCCCTGAAATTGACGATGAACCGGTAGTTTTGGATGGGGAAACTGTTGATGAGTGACTTTTCGCCGGAAGAAGTCCAAAAAATGTTGGACAACTTGGATAATTTTAGTGATGAAGAGGTCACTGAGATAGAAAAGATGGTAGATGAGCTAGATGCGCGACGTAAAAACAAGGTTGCGTACGATGATTTGATCGCTTTTTGTAAAAGAATGATGCCTGACTTCATTGTAGGCAAACATCACCGTATTTTGGCTGATATGTTGATGGATATTGAGAAAGGAGCTAAGGATCGGGCATGTGTAAACATCCCTCCTAGGCATGGTAAGTCCCAATTAGTGTCTATTTTCTTCCCAGCGTGGTATTTAGGTCGAAATCCGGACAAAAAAGTGATGATGGTGTCGCATACGACTGATTTAGCGGTAGATTTTGGTCGAAAAGTGCGTAATTTGCTTGGTTTACAGGACTATAAGGACATATTTCCTACTGTACAACTAGCTACAGATTCTAAGTCTGCGGGGCGTTGGAACACTAATATGGGGGGTGAATACTACGCATGTGGTGTTGGTTCTGCACTAGCTGGTCGTGGTGCGCATTTATTACTAGTAGATGACCCCCATTCTGAGCAAGATGTTATTAATGGTAACTTTAGTGTGTTTGAGAAGGCGTATGAATGGTTTACGTTTGGTGCTCGTACACGATTGATGCCCGGTGGTAGTGTAGCTATTATCCAGACTAGATGGCACATGGATGACCTAACAGGGCGTGTAGTAAAGGATATGAGTCAGAATGAGAAGTCTGACCAGTATGATGTTGTGGAGTTCCCTGCAGTTATTGAGGTAGAGGATAAGGATAGTGGAGAGCTTATAGATAAGCCGTTATGGCCTGAGTTCTTTGATATGGAGGCATTGGAACGTACAAAAGCGTCTATGCCGTTATTCCAGTGGAATGCACAGTATCAGCAACAGCCTACAGCAGAAGAAGCGGCTATTGTAAAAAGAGAGTGGTGGCAGATATGGGAGAAGGAAAATCCTCCTATGTGTGAGTATTTAATTATGTCGTTGGATTCTGCGGCAGAAAAGCATAACAGGGCTGATTATACTGCGCTAACTACTTGGGGGGTATTCTTCAATGAAGAGACAA